TTATAAGAAAAACCAGTTTTTGAATAAATGCACAAAGGTGATGATATAGCATGTCTAACTAAGAGTTGGCTTGTAAGTGTCATTTTAAATGTTTTAATGCGTGTCTCTGGTTAAAATGGTTAAGATACAAAATTAATAGTTGGCAAAGGTGAATTTGAATTTTTGAGAAGAATGTTTTGCCAAGATGGTGTCATAAGAGGTTATCTTCATAGAGGAATACCTAATGCTATTTCAACTGATCTGTAAGGATAGGAAATAGCCTTTAATGACCCAATAATGGCAATTCAAGGTGTTATAAATTAGGTACAAAAATTAAAAACACGTGGTATGCATAAAATAGTTTGCCAAGAAATGGAATCATGTTTAATTAATAAATGGTCAAAGCCGAGGGTAATTGGTGGTTTGACATATGGTCTAGATAAAAGATTGCTTAATATTAGTAAACTTGATGGTGGGTATGGTATTGTCATTAAGAACAAAATTCCAGTGCGTGCAAAATTGATACTTGCTAGTGATCAACAACAATAATAAAATTTGCATGTAAAGATTTAAAACATGGTTTCATTAAATAAAAAATATACGAAGCATGTATCTGAATACTATACATATTGTGCTATGCAATTGAATTCAAGAGCGAGATTTTGTGTTTAAAAACGATCTCGTAATGATCAGTTGACATAAAAAGAAGTTGAGAGATTATTTCCTTCTAAATTAAAATAAGAAATAAATGGAGTACGTGTTGCAAATGCAAAATTAAACTTGGTTGCAATAAAACAGATTCGCACATATCGTGAAGAATTTGATATTCCTGAAAACCTTCATTACTTTAATATAGGTAAAGAAGTTGCAAAGCAAATTGATGATGATTTAATCAACGCACGTGAATCAAAGTTTGCTAAGCATACGGTGTAAGAAGATGCATTATAATCATTAGCATAACTTCCAATTAAATAAATGGATGTTTTGAGAATGGTTTTTGATTCCAAAATAAACTATGGAGCAGATTAAACACCAGAATCAACATTTGTTTAAGATGTAAAAGATTCATTTAGAGGCGATATTGGTAACAATGTATTGCTAGCTTTTTCTAAAGCAGAAAAATTGTTTACAAAACCCGGATTGATGAAAATATTGTTCGAAGGCATAAACTATGATTAGATACTAGACAAAATAGTACATTCTGACATAGTGCCAGTATACCGCAGAGCGGCTGACACAATTGTCGAACAATTTCAATCAAACAGAGGCGGAATTATATCATTAGGTGATATCGTCAGGGTTAGAAGAATGGTAGATATAGGAATGGCAAAATTCTGGAAATCACAATTCTGTAAATTGCGTCAGAAATTTAAGTTTTGAGGAACTAAAATTGGTTTAAAAAAGATAATAATTAATATAAGTGTAACATTCAGTCTTGTCAGTAATGTAACATGTTTAAGCACATATAGTGCATATAAAACCAATTGCAAAGACCCTGAGGGGCCAACCGTAGAATTATGTTAGGACAAATATTTG